GCGGAATACCCTCATGTAACTGCCTCAGAATATGAGTAGCGTCGTAATCTAAGTCTATTCCATACGTTGAATCTTTTTTAAATGCCTTTTTTTCTTGGTTGTAAGTGTACTTGAATGTTCTAATTATAAATCGACCTAGTTCATTCTTGAGTAATCTAGGCAAATGAATTAACAACATGTTTTTACGATGACGTAAGTCTTCCCAACCCTTTGCTCGTTTTAAACGTTGTAATTCTTTTTTTACGGTTTTGCGAATTGCGGTTTTAAGTTTTCCGATGTATCCATCGATTCGTTTTGCCCCTCTTCCGCCTGCGACTCGTTTTGCTCTCGTTCTAACTCCTCCTTAATTCCTTCATCTGGTAATATCAAATCTGCGTTTTCATCCATATCTATAGTAATGCCAAGTTCTTGAAAGCCTCGTATTATTTCTAACTTCTGTGTTAGATTAGCTAATTCCATTTGCTCATTTTCTTCGTTAATAGGGGTAAACTTAACTTCCCAGTCAGTTACGTTCATTAATTTTAATAATGGTTTAAAGAATCCTTCTTCTAATACAGCTTGAGTTTCCATGATAGTTCTATCCATCATAGTTATTTGTTCTCCTTCTGCATTTAATCCTCCAATTCCCGCAGTATCTCCCATTGCTAAAGGCATAACTCCGTAAGCTGCATTAATGTCATTATTGATTTTTTCTAAGTAAGGCATCATTCCCATCTCTGTAGTATCAGGCATTACTGTAACAAAATTAGCTCCAGATTTACCTTCTCCTGAAGATATGATTGGAATGAAGTTCGGGTTACGTGCAGTTTCCTCAGCAATATACGAACCTAATCTAGTTAATGAATCTTCATTGTGGCCTGGAATGTCTAAGAATCCTTTAGGTGGTCTTTCTAACATATAGACTTTATTCTGATAATTCTCTACAGCTAATGCAGTTTCTATTTTCTTTGCCAAAGCTAGAATTGGTGGATTACCATACAACCTTGCATAGGAAGAATACTTGTTAAAGTGTATAACTTCATCTCTTGCAAATGAGATATCACCCTCTTCATCTTGGAAAGTATAGGCAACTAAAGCTGTTTCCGTATCGTTACATGGGGAGTTTTTACAATGTTTTGATGTTCCAGAAGCCATTCTACACACTGGACAGAACCTATCAATGTCTTGGAACCTTCCAAATCTATCGGTATTATATCGCATTTTCTTAGTATCTTCTACCCAGAGTTCTTTTACTTTCTTACCAACAACCTCTCCACTTTCACTTACCACTCTTTCATAGATAACTGAAACCCATGCATCATCAAAGATTTCTAATTGTCTAACTAAAGCTTTGATTATTTCATTGCCATTAATGTCTGCACTCCCATGTGAAGGATTTGTAATGATATTTTCAATACCTGCTTTCTGGTCTTCTGATGGATTCTCTTCTTTTAATTGGTCTAATGTCCATCCTTTTGCCACAACTTGTGCTGCTATCTTTTGAATAACTGTACGTAGGTGGGAATATTTGTCCGCTAAGTATTCGACGTAGTGCTGGTCAAATGGCGGTTCAATTAACTGATTGCCATGTTGGTAAGATGCTGCGGCTGCGGCATCATACACTGGTGTTCGTGCTTCTTTGAGTAACGCATTGGTGTTTGTATCCAAATAACTTTGTAGTCCTGACTTCTTTTTTTCAGACTTTTTGAACCACCTATCAAATATTCCCATTACAACCAATTCCAATTGGTCATATTTAACTTTTTGCGTTCCCTTTCTTTTATTGCTATTTCGCACATCCATAAAGAAACTACAGAGTCTGCAACATGTCCTTGTAATTTTCCTTTACCATCCCACATTAATTGCATTAATCCTCTTACTAGGTCACGAGTTCCAGGCCTACTGTTCTCTTTTGCTGTCCCTCCAAATGGTATTTCATACAATCCTTTTTCCATTGCAACTGCTATTCCAGGTATGCCAATCTGTGCATGGTTACGTTCATTACCAGTATTGTGTGTAGCGATAGGTAGCTGTTCAACGTCTCTTGCCGCATGTGCTACAAGTCTTTGAAATCCATTAGATTCTACCATTATTGTTTCTGGTTTGTATATGCTAGCTATTTTAGATATGTTACTTACCTGTTCCTTTAGCCAGCTAGCTCCTTCGTCTTGCACTTTACCATTCCATAAATGTAACACTTTTCTTTCTTCAGTCTTAGGATTATAAGCCACAACACAATAAGAAGTTTCGTCGTGTTGAGCGTCAAAACCTACTGCTAAGTCCACTCCCATCACCGTTACCCAGTCTTTTATTGGTCCAGAAAACATTTCAAGCTCGTTATTTAGACATGGTTCAAGTACACTCCACGGAATAATTGCACTGTCTGGGTCAATTGGATTAAGCATATACTCAGATTCAAACGCTCTAGTTCCCATAGCCAAACGTTCTTCGTCTAATCTTTCTACTGTCCAGTACTCAGGCCATCTAGGTGTATTATCTTTCTTAAGAGCTGGATGCCATATGCAATCCCAATGTGGATTTTCTTTTACATATGCAGTAATATCAGCAGGTCTCTTTTGAGTTCCTATTAATACAATTTGAGCTTTAGGTAAACGCATAGGCAAAACAACACGATTAAGATAGTTGATAATCTTCTCATCATTAAGTCTAGGAAACTCTTCCAATACGTCATCTAAAATAATTAAGTGAACGTGAGGTCCTTCTAATGCACCACCAATTACTGCACCTCTTACTCTTGAACCATTAGAAAATTCTTTCATAGACATGTTCCAACGTTTAGTATTGTCTTGTTTTGGTATTAAAGGTGAGACTCTCCAACTTCTTCTACACAATTCTTCAAACTGAGTTAACTTATCAACTACTTGAGAAAATGTATTTCCTATGTATAATGCGCGGAAATTTGGATTGCTATACATTTTCCATAATAGATAAGTAAGACTAAATGAGGTCTTTAAGTGACCTCTCGCACATATAATTGCCACTCTTTCGTTCTCTGTAAGCGAGTTATGCCATGCTTTATGCATATTTGCAAGAGGATAATAGTCGTCTGGTTCCTCAACCATATACTCCATCATAGCCTCATCTGCAAATTCTAAGAACGGTATCTTTCCTGGATTTAAATGTTTAGCAAAAGAAGTTATAAAATTCTTATGGTCTTTAACATCAGTCATCAGAAGTTCCTTTTAAGTTTCTAATCATCTCAGTATAATGTTGAGCAAAGGATGCTTGCTTTTGTTTTGGTATTCCTGCTTTGTCCATAGCTTCTGCCGTTAACTGTGCAACTTCATCTATTAGAACATCTCTAGCTTCCATTGCAGTTTCTAAATTAATTAACATCTTAGTCCAAAGGTAAGCATCTTGAGGTCGTATTTCCATACCTTCTTTTATTTGAGTCCCAAAGATATCTTGTAATTCCTGCCCCATTGTTACCGCGCGCGCGATAGAAGTTGAGGCTTTACGGTCCGTTACATCCCTTACTTCTTCTAAAACTTTAGCTCTTCTTGCTTCCCATTCTTCATTAATTGCCCAACGATTTACAGTAGATTTACTCATCTTACCTGCATATCTCTTATTCATTTCCTTAGCAATGTCATTAAAACTCCAGTTTTGAGAAAACATAGTAAATGCTTCTTCTTTATCCTGAGCAGTATATTTTCTTGTCGTCATTTGAAAGCTATATCCTCCATACATTGAGTGCAATAACTGCAACCCGTACCATCATTGGCCCATTGTGCTTTAGTTCCACACAGTTTACATCTAAGAGGATACCATAATTCCTTTGCAGATAACTTGTCGTAATTTCCTTCTTTGTTCATACTATATTTTCACCTCCTGTAGGTATTTGTAATAAAGCGATAATAAAGAGTAAAAGTAACATTAGCTTAGCAATCATAGAAATCCAATACAAGTGTTGTTCAATTGCCTTTAAAGGCTTTAAATTGATTATTCTAACATCAACAACGTTATTGTGTGTTGTGCTTTTTGATGACATGCCTTAAATGCTCCGATATATGTTTATTTTCTTTATCTGCTTGATTGCAAAACTCAGTCCAATCACTTTTAAATTCACTAGATATAGCAAATATGTAATGCGGTGGCTTACTACCTTTTGAATATGGCATAGCTCAGATATTGGGGGGGAGGCTATATAGTTTAATCTTAATGTTGTCTAAGGTAACCCATAACTTTTCTGTTTAGTGTATCAAGCTTGTTTTTAGCATTTTCTTTTAAACCTGTATGTTGAATTGAAGAATTTATTATTTTGTCCATTTTTATTAACAGTTCTGCTATTTTCATTTTCTCTCTATAAGTCATAGTAAAACTTGGTGCTTTCTTTACTTCAGGGCTGTCCTTTTTCAATTCTTTAGCATCTAAATGCAATTCTTCAGTATCTAAACTAGAGTAACCCATCTATTTGCGTCGCTTTGCTAGTTTAAGTAATTTTTCTAATGAAGTGTGCATAGCTTTCATATCCAACCAAAGTTTTCTTCCATTCTCAGCAGCCATCATATTACCTTCTGCTTTAAGTTGTTTGATAGCTTCTCTTAATGCTAATTGTTCTTTGCTGTTTGCATTCAATGCTTGTTGTAACTGTGTTACTGATTGTTCTTTTTGTACAAACAAATCATTTTTCTCGCTTTTTTCTAACGTAACGAAGCCCATTATTATTATTAGGTACTGTACCTTATTATTTATACTTATTGTATTGTATTGTATTGTATAGTAGACAGACACACACCTTCATTTCCACTGG